CTCTGTTACATTGGAAATTTAGAGTCCGATGCAACCCATCCCCATTTAACCCTTGTCTGGGTCCCCCTGAGGAAGGGGCTCGTATTACTATGGTATAACCACGCATATAGCGCGTTATATCCTTCTAATTGTGGAGAACGTTTCTTCACGAGTAAAGGAACGCGTATCTCTGGGCGTTGGAGTGACTTTCCGTACCTCTTCCGAGGTCGGTAGTACTCATACGCTTTTGAACGGAATAACCTTGCTGTTGCATAGAAATGCATAGCATCAAGGTTATGAGCGGTATCAATCGCTCTATTCCATTCCACAACAGAACGTATGCGTGATCCTTTCGGCTTTAGTATCCTGGCTGACATACCAGCATACACCCACTCACCACATGCCTCCCTTACGAGGGAATCAATGCATGTCTTGTTTAGGTTGACCGAGAGGCCACAGGCAGTTAGAACGTCACACAGATTTCGAGAGACCCATTGTGGAACGACGATATCATCGCCGAACACTCTGAGCCTAGTCAAATTTCTGCGGCTATTTCCTTTCCGTTTGTATTCCTCTACTGTCCCTAGGCTTAGAGCCCAGAAGACCAGAGTCTGTACAGGAAAGCAAAGAGCAGATCCCATGGTAGCGAAGCACGTTGAACGTGCGTCATTGACCAGAGGGGTCCTGTAACGAACTAATGCACGATAGACCCATCTAGGAAACAAGAATTTCACCAATTGAAGTGAAATCATGTCACTAGCATCTTTAAGATCAATAGTTGCAAACCGTGTGTCGAAACACATGGCTTGGGACTGATCAATATTATTGAAGTTTATGGATCTACGTGTGAGATAATGGTCATGAGTCATATGAACTAAGACATCCAATAAGCCCTGTTGGGCAAACTGCATCTCTTTAGGTTCAATACAGATAATCCTAGGACCTCTAAAGTCCTTGGGTACTGTGATGGCTCTAGACGATGGAATGTCACCCTCTAAAGGGTAGACGTTCGACTTATGTCGCCACGAGTATATACGCGTGTCGGCCATAGGTGGAACTATAAAATTCCATTTATCTCCTGCATCTTCATGGTTAGCAACTGCACCAGGCCCATGACGCCCCCACGGTTCCTTAAGGAACTGTGATAGCGGTGAGTCTGGGTGCGGTGTACTACCGAACATATCATGAATTAGCGCTTTCGCGTTCATCAAAGAAGCACGGTGCCTATCATCGGTTAATAACTCCGGTGAGGGGAACGTATGCCTTTCCTGTGTGATACGTGTCATAAATTTCTCTATGATAACGTCATCACAGTCATGATTGTCCATCTCCCATTTACTCCAAAAGAGGAACAGTTGTCGCAAATAAATAACTGCGCACTTACTGTCATCGTCAGGAGTTCTAAGAGATCCATCATCATTGTATATACATGAAAAGTATATATAAAAATGATAAGGTAGCCTAGTATGTTTCCTGAGTCTCCACCCTTCAGGCACGGATAAATTCCGATTCTGAATCAATGAAGTCTCAATCTCTTTACCTAGAAGGCACATGGTTTGGCACAAAAATGCCATTCCTTCTGCTTCGTATCTGCTTATTAAATAAGCAAAATCAGTAGAGAGATATATACTAGTTTTCCATAAAGATATATCGTTCTTTATAGATAGTAGAATTGACTGCGGTGAAATATCCGCAGCAGGCTTTAAGGTCCCGGACATACCGTTTCCTCCTAGCTCAACCATGGAATTTCAACCAGTCAAGTTATACCCTAATTTAGGGTGTCACACCAACTGCTAATGCCGGTACTTTCGCATCGGCAAATATGTCCTGTAACTGCACGAGAATATCTTTCGTGTCAGTGGCAGTCCAAGCATCGTTGCGAGGAAGACTGATCTCGACTTTAACACTACCAGTGAAGAATTCATTAGTAGTGCCGTCTTGAACAGTATTCTTCAAATTCACAATGATCTTATCGTTACCTTTTGCGCCCGGAACTCCCAGTTTATACTGGTAGTCGAGTGTTTGGGGTAATGAAAGCGATCGAAGTGTATTTTTATACAACGACGCGGTTGGAGTATGACCAACTATATCATAGGTGATAGCATTATCATCTAATTTATAGGTGACTTGAGTGGTAGAAGCCATGGTAGGCCCTTTCTGTGAAATGACAGCACGCATCACTGCGTTCTGGGACATTCATGTTATCCTCTGCAGAATTAACGCTGCACCATCTAACATGTTAGTCACTGAAAGTGAACTGAAAACGCCAGCAGTCTCTGATCCGGATGGAAATCCGCGGGTACGTACGTATTGCGTTAATGCAATTTGTTCGTCCCCATCCCATTGTGACGATGCGGATGTAATACCATCATGCATAGCAGGAAGACCCGCAATTACGCGAGGCTTCATGTACCATGTATGCTTGGTAGAATGTCCTAACATCTTAACATTGTGATTATCAAAGAGGCGACGAGGATCCTTTGCAAAGCTCTGCCAGTTGACCATCCAGTCAACTACAAAGCTAAAAGGAACCAAGTCCCACGCTGCTTCAATGACCTTCTTGACACCCAGCGCTTGTAGTGTAAGTGCGAACCTTGATTGTATCCCGATGGATTCGTCAAGTTTCGACATACACGAAAACGTTGCAACTCGTTCAACGGTACCCCTAGAAGCTGAAAGCTTGCAGAGGTATCTATTGTCCGAGTAGGTGTCATTTGGGTCAGGAGGAATCGTCTTCCTTTCGGAAGCCGACAAAGGACGAAATTTTCCGGCCGTGTCATTTAAATATTCGATATGTTCAGAAACATCGTTGAAAACATTACCAAAGGCAATGCAATCACGATATAATTGTTTCCAACCATACTTATACGATAAATGACCTGACGAGACGGCATTTAAAGTCGATCGAATGGATCGGCCACTTCGGAGGGCTTTTAGCGGTGATAGAGGATTTTTCAACATCCCTATCGTAGCCATAGCCTCACCTAATGTGACCAATATGTTCGATTTCGTCTTCATATGTCCGTCCAGAGAATGTCCGACTTCGGATACCAAACTATTCCAGTCGATGGAGTCAAAGACACCACCGTGTGATACAGTCGGGGACCATTTAAAGGTCCCAGCATGTATCTCCTGTTTATAGTTGTATGTTGATGGCAAGCAATGCTTGGAAGCATGCTCGATCTCAACAATACTTGGTACAACACGACAAAGCAATGGATAATGCTTAGTATGCGTGATTGCATTATACATATCACGCGTAGTAGCAGATTCATTGTCCGTCATGGTTTCGAAGTCTGCAGCAGGCCAAGATCCTTCTTCGAATTTGTTAGATTCGAAGGTAGGCTGGCAAGAAGCGTTACCCTTTACATTGTAAAAGGTAGCGGATGCTTGCATAGTGTTCAAGGTAGATAAACTACCTCTAGTTCTAGTTCTTGACATGCTGGTCTCCTCGACGTTTGTGGATTCAACTGCACCGAGTGCCCATATTTTGATAAATATGGCGGCACAGGGACCCCCGAAGGG